TGTGATCGCACGTGCGCACGACGTCTCTGCAGCCGAGGTGAAACGCATGGTCATCGCCTTCATATGGAGCATCGTGCGCCAGGCCGGGATGCAGTCGGCAGCACGTATGTACCTCAGGAGCGATATTCGCACGTACGCCTTTTTCCCCCGGCTGATCGCTAAGTGGAAACATTGTTCGTGGGAGGCGTTCCTGAATCAACGTGAGTGCATGGAGGTCATTGAGTCCAGGGCCTACATGAGTGCTTACACCCGTTTCCACGTAAGTGCCACCGCGCGTACCAAACGCGCATAGATAGGAGTATTCCATGTATAAGCTCATCATTGCCCCTGAAAAGGCGATCATTCCCGAGGACATCGGGTTTCCGGTCATCGAGGCCGACAACTTCGTGGAGAAAATCTACGCTGGAAAAGAACAGGAGGTCGTCGTCTCTGTGAATTCGCGCGAGCTTCAGCTGCTCGTCGAGTATCGCGACATCATGCGCGTCGAAGTCCGCGCGATCATTGGTCTGACCGGGGCCCTCTACAACACCATCTGGAACACGTACGTCTCCACGATGAAGCGCGTCACCGTCGACAACTTGCGTACGGAGGCACAAGAGTTGAACAACTCGAAGTCCGACGCTGGACAGCGCGAAGTCTCGACGCGTGAGCTCCGCGAACGTCGGGTCAAGTCGCTGCGCTCCGTCGAGCCTGACGACATCGAGGCCGATGACGTGACTGGTGACATGGACTAGTCATGTACGCGATCCCAACACACCAGGAACGTGCGTGGGGTCCTCTGCTCGGGACGAAGGGTCTAAAGCGGGTCTTGAATCGGAAGAGGTACAATAAGGGTGTGCCGATCTACCCTGATGTGGTCTCCGACTCGAGTGACTGTCTGCGTCTGACTGAGAACCTAGTTGACGCGCTGAACAGCGAATCGACTCTCCGTGTGTCCGTCGACGCGACAGGTGTCGTCGGCGCCAACGCCGTAGCTGGTGATTTCAATCAGCTGCTGACGGTTGCCGGTTACGGCATGGACCCGATCTCGACACCCCCGGTCGATAACACGCCCATTTGCGACGCTCTGAAACTCGCGACAGGTTTCAGGAACGCCCGACACCGCGCAATTGCGACAGCACTTTTTCGGTGCATGTTTGGTGAGGCCGCCCCGGCCAAACTGTCCATGCGTCGAGAGGCGTCGACTGGGAGCCCCGACTACGTCAACGACGTGCCTAAGAAGAAGGCGGAGATCCGCACCGCTCTATCGGGTCTGGATCGATACCTCAGCCTCGTCGAGAAGGGTGACTTGATCTCGCTTTTCACAGAGTTCAACTCGCCGATCATTCAAACGATTGGCGAGCGAACCCAAGCCGACAAGGTAACGATTGTCAACGGACGTGTCACTTCAAAAGATAGGGAGGTCAATGATGAGTTAGCCGCACGAACCGCTTTCAAGGATGGTCGCCGCTTTCCTGCGGACAAAAGTGTCCGTGTCGACGGCCGTGCAGTCGACGGTCACTTCGCGGGTCGCCGCCGGACTGTGTTCGGGATGTCGTTCGTACCGAACTACGTT